CTCTGGATAAGTTCTCAGTGTACGCAAGCACACTTACTCCGGGGTCTGCGGATGCAATAGCGTGAGCTTTATAGAACCATTCTCGTTTGATCTCGTTCTTCTGAGACTCAGAAGTTGTCCATTCCCCGTCCTTCTTATCTTCAATGGAAAAGAACTTGCGATCTTTTGTTACGTCAAAGTACCTAACGCCATCAAATGAGTTGCGGGCTTCGATGGTTGATTTGCCCTCGGATACTGCGGTAAGAACCTTGTTAACAATGCCATCCATAATAGGACTCATTGCCAACTTGCCATCCGAGTTAAAGAAATGCCCATAGACTGGGTCTTGATGAATGTCTTGTTTGCTAAAGTCAAATGCAGACAAGATGTTTCCAACCGTTTTATCCCAAGCCTTATCAACCAAGTTCCTTGTCTTGCTGGGAAGAAGATCTTTTACCTTTGCTCCAGCCAATTTTGCTCCAGCGTAATGGGCAAGATATTCGTCAAGAATTGGAGATAGAATATCAATCTTTTCTGCATCAGAAACATCCGGTTGTGATGCGCGATCAATCAATTCATTAAAATGAGCTTTTTTTGCAGCGCCAACTTCAGGATTAACTTTACTAAGTTCATCTGTGTATTTAATAGAAAAATCTACAATTTCATTTGAAAATAATTTTGGGTCATTTGATTTAATTCTTTCAAAAACACCGGAGGTAACGTCCTTTGCAGCAGCTTCACTAAATACTGAATGAGATACTTCATGAACTAAATCTCCAGTAGTAGCGTGCTCTGGATTAAAAATGATAGTGCTTCGACCGTCATTACTTCTGCGAATATGAACCGCAGTTCCACCAAGAAGCCCAAGCTCATCTAAAGCCTTAGTTGTTGCTTCAGTTCCATCATGGAAGATAAAATCATTTCCAGCCTTTTCTACGGCTGTAGCCACAGAAAGAATAAGTTCTTTGGCATCTAGGGATACGTTCTTGTTGTTATACAAGTTCATCCTCCCAAGCGAGTCGGCAATATTAACTTGAGCTACTTCTCCATTGGCATCTGTAAACTCAAGCGTCTTGTCTAGCGGCCTGCTGGTTAAGTCCTTTTTGAACAGTGCGGCTACACGGTTCTCCTTTGAGTTAATGAGGGCACTAGCAAAGTGTGGTACTCCGGCAACTGCACCAACTCCAAGGCCAGCAGCAAACCCTTCCATCATTCCGTGGATAGGATCATCATCAAGCGCATAGGCCTGCATACCACCGATTGCGCCCATGAATGCGCCAGTGTTTACAACAGAATCTGCCAGTGCTTTCATGGCGTTTGTGAACGTATCTGGAGGGGCAATAGCCAAAGCCATCCTAGCCCCAGATCTAACTGTAGCCGCCTTGGTTGTGTTTTCTCCAAGGCCAAGCAAGGCTTCACGAACAGATCCTTCCTGAAGTCCTTTAAGGACTGCTGATCCAACTTCACCGCCAGCACGCAAAGCTTTTCCGCCAAGGGAAGCGCCAATTAAATAACCTCCAGTGCCGTACATAAAGTCGGCCCCATATAGCATTTGACGAGATGCCATTTGTCCTACAATTTGCGCCGATCTACTAACAGAGTTTTCTGTTACGCTATCAACAACACTAGCTAGTGAATTAATTACAAACTTGGAAGTAGCATCAAGTGCCGTCCCTGTTAATGCGGCCCCCTTCATTGCAATCCGTGGAAGCATCTCATTAATAATAGCAGACGGAACAAGCTTTGAAGCTACAGATCCAAGAGCAAGCGAGGCTCCAGCCTTTGCTAATAGCCCACTGCCAGCAAGAAGCCAGCTTGCGTCAAGAGCGTTTGAGATGCTGTTAGCGGCACGAACATCCTCTGGAGATGCTTGAATGTCAGGAGAGGGCTGTAATGCTCCGGGGACAGTAGGTAAAATTGGAGACTGAGCGCCTTGAGTTAGAAGTTCTCCATTGCTTCTTTTGCTGGCAACATCTGCCATTTCATACATCTTTTTGTATGCGGCAAAGTCTTCGTCTTTTTGGTAATCAAGACTGCTTGGAAGCACCCATTTCTGTCCAGTGTGAAAAGCTAGCTGACCAAGCATTCCTAGCCGTTCGGTTCCAAGCAAGAATCCTTCAGTTGCGTTGTAAAGCGCTCTAGCAGATTTTCTTTCATCATAGCTTCCAACTGCCTTTAGTCCTTCAATGCCAAAATCAACTAGACCTTTTCCAAAGTCAATTGCTGCGTGTTTAAGAATATCAACATAGGAAACATCATGGGCGTCATCTAGAAGATCTTTGTCTTTTACCCAACTTAGATAATCTTCCTTTGTCATGCGGTTAAGGACGTAGTCTGCCCCTCCCTGCATCTTGTCAATCTGAGTGTCGGCTGAGTTTCTTGGGAACGATACGTTGATATCAGCTATAGCCTGATCATAGGGAACGGATTTATCATAAGATACGATCAATGGCTCTCCGTCGTCATTTGCGCGAGTAGGCAAACTGATTTGATAATCAGTAGCGTTGGGATCATCTTTATGCCTAATTGCGGTAATTGGACTGAGTTCCATAATTAATTAGTCTTGTCCAAGAAGTGGCTGAAAGTTTGTAACTTGTTTAACGGATTGCCCAAAGTTTAATACCTTCCCTTTTTTAAGAGGAGGCCCAGAACTTGGAAGAGGGGATTGTCCAGTTTGATTCATTACTGGTTTTTGAGATTCAGAAAATGGATTCTGGTTATACACAGGAGTTATTTGAAATCCCTTCAATCTATTCTGAATGTCTTGAACATCAGACTTGGCCCTAACTCCGGGATTAATTGTATCATTAAATCTACGAAGGCCGGTATCTTCAACTGCTTTTCCTAGTTTGTCATGGGCCTTATCATATATGGAATTTTGAGCACCAGCGCCAGCCTTGTAAATAAGTTCAACCTTATTCATAAAGCCTTCTACATCAAAAGAAAATGCATTTAAAAATCCGCCCCTTAATTTAATTAATTCGGCCCAATCCTTTGGACTCTTTTCAAAAAAAGTAGTAACTTCTGGAAGTAAACGATTTGCTTCAGACAATTGAACGGCATCAGATTGTCCTGTTGCAATAGACTGCATAACTTTCGGAAGATTTGCTTCAAGAAAACTTATTAACTGTCCCCTTTTTTCTTTTCCTTCACTTGAATCACCAAGTCTTTTAACTTCAGCTAACAAAACTTTTGCAGTAGAAAGCTCATTGTGCATCATTGAAAGTGTAAGCTCACTTTGTAGATGACTTGCTTTTCCAGCTTCAGCTTCAGTAACTTTAAAAAACTTACTTTCTCGGATGTCTGCCATCGCAGGAGTTTTGAGATCAAGCATCATTCGGCTCTGCTCAATCCAGTCTTTTCTTAATTCAGGCGGAACCTGTTGTGCCTGATTAAGGATTTCAATCATGGCATTCTGCCTATGTTCATTTTTAAATTGCCTTTCAGCTTCATACTTATCCCCGACAGTAGGCTGTGCTTTAATGTAATCCTGCCATGTTCTGATTGGCTCATTAACAGCCTTGTTAGAAACACGAACGTAGTCTGGAGCGTTTTCAACCGCTTGCCCAGTTGAGGGAGCGGCAGCAGCAGCAACCTTAGCGGCGGTTACTCCTTCAACTTTTGGGGGCTGATAGCCACTAGCAAATTGTGCGCGTTCTTCTGGACTAAATGAATCAATAGTTTCTGGAGAAAATCCTAACTTACTTAAAGTTGTAGAGATCTTTTTTTCACCGCTTTGAATAGATGACTCACGGCTCGCAATGACATCATCATACGTTGATTTTGTAATGCTTTTGTTTTCAAAAGCTTTGTTTGCAATATCAATATCGACCTTATCTCTTTCAATATTACTGGCAATCCTTTCGCCCTCTGAGGCATTTAGGCTATCAGCATATTTTTGTGCATTTCCTGAAACGGTATTTAACGTGTTCCTTATCTTTGCTTTCTCCTCCTCGTATACCTGAGGAGTAATGGCACGTTGCGCCATTTTATTATCCAAATCCTGAAGGTCGCGCTGGGCATTTTCAGCAGTTTGCTTCGAGGCTCCATAAGCCATCGAATCAAGAAATTCGCTTAGGTATCCCATAAATAATTACCTCCTTGGAAAAAGACTTTCATCATTAAAAAGAAAAGGTTGCTTTCTTCCAGAGCGATATGGGACAGGCATATCTTCACCAGAAGTATCATCCACTGGGAGAGGAAGGCTTTTTGCATTAACAGGCTCAAGGCCTGAATTATTATCTGGATGATGCGCAGAAATAAACGGAGTACTTGCTGGGTCTGCAGGGCCTCCTCCGTAAATAGGGGGAGCAACTTGTCTGTATGCCGCCCTAGCCTCTTCCGAATTCCAAGGTTGCATAGATTGAGCCTTATCAGATCTTTCTTGCATTGAGCTTTTAAATGCCATTGGCATGAAGCTATCAAACATCTTAGCTGCACCCCGTGTGCCAAGATTGTCTGCATCAATGCTCATTTGCTTGGCTTGCTCTCCTGAAATTCCAAACATCTCTTGAATCTTGGGATTATCTAAAAGCTTTTTGTTTGCCTCATTACTTGCTTTAAGATCTCGATGTTCGGCATAAGCAGCACCAACAGAACCAATGACACTACTGGCGGCTTTTCCAATGCTATCATACATTTGCCGATTTGATTCCCCAATCCTGGCTCCAGCTTCTGCTAGCCCCTGTCCCATTTGAGCAAAAACTTTCTCTGGCCCCGGCCCGTTATAAAGATCTTTTGGTTTCATTCAGTTTCTTTCTAGCTTCTAAACAAAGTTGACTTCCTTTTTCAAAACGCTGACAGGCTAAAGGCCTGACTTCATATATACTGCAAGACACAGACTTACCCACAGTGCCACACAGTGCCACACAGCGGCTGTTGACGGTCTTAAGCAATGGGTAGTCATCTCGGATAAGTTCTTTAGGTATGTTGACTGCGTCTGATCTGTCTTTTTTAAGAATTGGCCAACTCCATTTGTGGGAGCAACAAGCCCCGCAGGTCTGGCAATTCATTTCGGACGTTACAGTATCTAGCCACGGGTTGCTCATGTAGAACATGCTCATGCAGGTTTTCCACAACAAGGTCAAGCTTTGGGCAGTGAACAAACTGACTTTCGCGTTTGTCTACGCAACGAAAACACGCATGAACATAATCTGAATTTAAGTACTTATCAGGTTTGCTAACTACATTTTTATCATACCTATTATTATCATATGATATATTATTGCTTAAAATATACGTTGCAATATCAGAGTCACTCCAAGATTTAATTGGAAACCACATGCTTGTGGTTGCTCCAATCATCTTCATGTCAAGTTCAAGTGGAATTAATCCAGTTAACGGATCTTCATCGCCATCTTTATGTCCACACAAAAGAACATCAAAGTCAGTAATAACATGTCCTTTAGGACGGTTAAGCCATTCTTTACCACAAACCCAAGGCATGTCTGACTTAAACAACTCAGTCCCTCGCATGACTTTTACAAAACCATCTCCTACAGTATAAGTTTCACAAACATCAATGCGATCCTTGCCATGAGTAAGCGCCACAGAAACGGGAACCCAATCATGGACTGTCATATTTAAGTCTTCTTGGACTTTATGGTGATGGTTGTATTTTTCTGGCAAGAATGGAAGTTTCCAATGAATGACTTCAATATCTGGACAAATCTCTTGTGCAATACTAAGTAAGACCGTGCTGTCTTTGCCGCCACTCCAAAGCACAGCAGGTCGCCTAGCCCTATTTAAGGCCGTCTTGATTACTTGAATTGTCTTTGAGATATACATTAAAACAAAATTGCCGCCGTGCCAATAGCAGTGCTTCCAATAGACGCTATCATTCCAATTTTTCCTGCTTTAGAAGCGGCATTGCTTGCCGCCTGTCCTGCTTGAGCTTGAACCTGTTGGTTGTATGAGCCATAAATGCTTCCCATACCAGTCTGGCTTTCTGGATTAAACAAAGCTGGCCCTGCTTGGCCTTGACTCGCAAGGGCATTTCCAACAGTTGATCCTCCAGCAGTAGAGGCATACATGGGTTGTTGATAGAAACTAGCCAAAGCAGGTTGAGACTGCTGCGAAAAGTAATTACCAAGTTGCGTTGCAGTACTCAGTGCTTGCTGTTGCCTTCCTTGGGTGTAGTTATAACGATTTAGTACACCAGCAAGTCCAGCCTGCTGCCCAAGTGCGGTTCCGCGAGAAGCGTACCCCTGCAATCCCTGCTGATCAAGAGTGCGCTGTTCTTCTGGAGACAACTGAAAGTTTTGCTGCAATTGTTTTCCAAGCTGATTCTTGGTGTAATCTTGCAACTGCTGGTTAATTCCCGCTGTTCCTTGAGCTTCTTGAAACGCCTGAACATATCCTGACCCACGTTCTTGAAGTCCCTTGAGCTGATTTTCTTGAGTAGATTTATTATAAGAAGCCTCAAGATTGCTATAACTTGGCTGAATGTCTTTATAAAGCGCAAGCTGATCTTTTGCTGATTGATTTTGAATATCAGTCTGTAGAGCTTGATATTTTGGCTGAAATTTAGCTTCCGACTCATACAACTTAGGCGCAAGGTCAATTTGAGACTGCAAAATTGACCGCATTGTTTCATTGTACGCTGGTGCTGGTGCTGGCGTTGGCGCTGATGATCCTCCTCCTCCCATAAGAAAATATCCTTTCTAACTTTTTAGCTGTAAGTGCTACTGGTTTACCGTCTATCCAAGCCCATAACTCATGGACGGGTTGATCTTGTTGTTTAAGAAACTTTCTGAGTACTTCTGCGTGGGCTTTAACATTATCTGCCCATACAAGGTGAGCCATCCAAATGCCTTCTGGATTGCTCCACTTCCAATCAAAATCTCGTTTACCGGGATGGGCGGTTGAAACCCCAACAATTTTACCATCTTGTTCGCTCCAATACAATCCATTATGAAAAGCATAAAACCCAAGATACTCAGCGCATTCGTCTCTAGTGACGTGACCAAGCATTTTAAGGTGGTTTTTAGACTTTTCATGGACTGCATCAATTATCTTATCATAAAGATCAAGTGTAAGCATTTTTACTAAAATGAAGCATCTCCATTAATAATCCATCTTTCAGCTCCAACTTTAAGAAGCACTATTGTAGCATCTATGCCTGCTGTCCTTAGTCCATTTCGTCCAGATACAGTTGTAGTTGCCGGAGTAAGCGCAGAAACAATTACCCTTCCGGCTCCAGATTGAGTTACAAGCAGTTGACTTCCGATTGCAAATGCCACTGAATTTGTTGGAATAGTTAAATTAAGATTTACTGCTCCAGTAGATACAATCAATTTTCCAGCATCACTTAGCTGAAGTGTGTAAGTTATGCCTGACTGAGAGTTAATTGGAACAACGGACGCAAGTTGATCAACGTATGATTTTGGAGCGGCAGAAACAGTGTTAGTTGGATTTCCAGAAAGAGTCAACTCTCCAGTCATTGCAACTGACCCATTTGACTTAATGAATTGACCAGCAGCATCAAGTATCTGAGAGATTGTACCTTTTCTAAGAAATCCACTCTGTAGCAAAAGAACATTATCAACAGTTTGAATTGAAGATGCCGCCGTTTGCTCTGAGATTGCTCCTGAAGTTAAACGAGCTTCTGTAACATGAGCATTTAAATTTACCGCAGTTACCTGACTGCCTGTTGAATATGTTGTTCCTGCTATTAATTGAGACATAACTATTCCTCCGAAACCATGTTTCTGTTAGCCATAATGGCATATATTATTGCCGTTTTCAAGGATGGTCTTCCTGTAATAAATTGAACCTCCATATCAATACATGATCCGCGAAGTGCAATTCTTGGACGAAGCGTAGAATCTGATGTAGCCGATCCTGTGAATTGATACTCCATCACTGCCTCAGCAACATCTGGATCATGTGTTCTTGCATAAATACGGACAAAATCACCAGCAGAATTCGTAAATTGATACTCGCCTCTTGAAAATCTTTTTTCACTTACTGTATCAAATGTATATTCCCTAGACCTAATACTTGCGTCAATTGATTCAAGTTGTGGGTCTGTATTTGAAATTTGAGCTGGAAGAATAAAAGGCAATATTGGAGTCCCTGAAATTGATGAAAATTGATCGCCGGATTCATATTCTTCCGTTAAAAAGATACCTCCAAAATTTGATAAACCATTAAAGTTTGTAAGCATAAATAGCCTACGCTGTTTCCCATACTGACAAACGACATAATTATCTACATATAATCCAGATGGATATGTATCAACAGTCTCCCATGCTTCATTCAACGTATTGTAAACCAATATGGCATTTGGCCTATCGGATTCTCCTACTGGCAAAGCAATAAAGAATCTATTGTCAAAATAAGAAGATACTGAAGTGTTAATGTATTTAAAATTAACATTATTAAAAAAATCATCAACTGGCTCGCTTAATGGAAGTGTGTTTCCAATCAACTTTAAATCCAACTGAGGAGTTAGAATATGAATTCCTTTTCCTGACATAAAGAATACATACTGTCCAGCAGCAGTAATGCTTCGCCTAGATAGACACCCAATTTGAGTTGTTACAATTGTAATGGAAGAGTTAATTCCCGGCCCAGCGCCAATGTCATATGTTGTAGGCTGAACAAAAGCCACACAGATCGACTTGTTCATAAAAACAAGGAACTGATTTTCAATCCAAGGCAAAATGCCAATAATTGAATCATTACCACCTTGATTAATGATGAAGTTATTAAGAGTAAAATCAAATGTTGGAGAAAGAATATCACCAACGGCAAGTTGGGTTTTTCCAATCTTGCACACTAATCTATTTTGGTAATAAAATCCAAAATCTGATGGAGGCAATGATCCAGTTCCGGCAGCATCTGCGCCAGTAGTCGTCTTCTGTTTGTTTGCAAAAATAGATGTTTGTTCAGCAACTAGTATTTCTGATGACGACCCATCCCAAACAAGCGGAGGCTTTACTCGAACAGAACAAGCATATGCCGGAGATGCAGCAATGGTTGCTGTGCTATTGTTTTGAATATCAAATGTAAATGATGCCGTTCCATTAACAGACCTTACAATAAACGTGTTATTAAATATTGCTTTTGATGGATTTGCAGATTCGTATACGTTAAATATTGTTACCTCATCACCAATAGCATAGTTGTGCGTCATTGAATTGATGCACGTTGCTGTTACGGAAGCTATTTGAGCGGGAGCTAATGTGGGATAGGTTAATTGAAACCCAGCATATGTTCCATCAGTATCAAATGTTGCCGTTGTTCCATTGCCAATTCTGGTTTCTGATTCTTGTCCACGAAAGATGTATAATTTGTCCAAAGCCTGAATAGCATCAACAACGCCACCAGCTTCAATTTTCCTGTTTTCTGGAAAGAAATGTGACTGCGATGTTATTCCTGTATCCGTATTAAACAGATACATTCTATCTGTAAACACAAGGACAACATTATCATTTCCATCAGCATCAACATATACTCCAGACCCAACCATTGTCTGAGAGTTTAGCTGAGCGTCTGTTAGTCGTTTACACCCTTTGCGAGGCTGTGCCGTGCCCCTCTGAAGCCTGACATTCTTAGATGCCTGTGCATACCCCGGCTGTAGATTCGATGGGTCTAGGCGACTATTGAATCCAATGAAGTTATTATCCGCTTCTTGCAGGGTTTGCGTTGGCATTGGCTATTTCTGGCGCGACCAAACAATTTGTGCAGGCATGACGGGGGCTGGTTTACTACTTCCTCCACCATCATCGCAATTACTTACAATCATGCGATCAATTTGCTTAAGTGCATTTTGAAGTGTATCACGAACATCAAGAAGAGATTGAGTTTCTAGCTGTTCATCTTCCTCTTCTTCCATATCATCTTCCTCGCCATATCCACAATTTGAGCAGCAACCATTAGATCCCATCTCAGAACTGCAATCTGGGCAATAATCCTTACTGTTTCCAAACATTGAATCAAATGTCTTCATTAAACTCATACAATTGCCTCTTTTAAGTTATTCACGCGATTTAACCAACCATCAATAAACTCCTCTTGAGTTGGATCTTTATCTACAAGTCTATGGTAAAATGGAACACGTTGGTCTGCAACTCTATTTGCAATCACAAGCGCACTAGAGGCTTTGCAGCACCCTTCTACTGCGCCCAAGGTGTTTGGCCCCACAATTCCATCATCAGCTACTCCAATAGCCCTTTGCAGGAACTTGGCAGCTTGATGCACTCCAGTGTTAATACAGGCATCTAAATGTACCATATTGACAGGCCAAGGCATCTTGTCGCATTTGCCCGCAATCCAGTACTCATCAGTGTAGATTTTGATAGCCTCGTCTTTGTCAATGTCGCGAACACTGCGCAATGGAAGATCACGTTCTTTGCGCCATGCATCATATTCCCGCTGAATGATGCCTAGATTGGTAGCCCCGCCATGATCATTCTTATCATTGCAGTAGCCGCCCTCTGACTTAAATACAAAATCAAGTGCTTTACTCAAATCGCTCATCTTTTTTCCCCTTTCCTCTGATTTCCTGAATGGTTTGCACAAGTTTTGCAATAGTGTAAAGCCCTGCCGCAATGCAGCTAAAAATACGAACCGAAGTTTCAAAGTCAGAGATTGATATAGCTACAGCCAACGCATTTACAAAATTCACTTTTAAAAGCTCTCCAATGTGATGCTCAGTCATTTCTTCTCTCCAGATTGAATGTGACTACTTCCAAAATAAAACGACACAACCATACCCCAACTTGTTCCAAGACTTCCAATCAACATTTGAAGTCCAGAATTATCCCATGTTTTTAAATCTCCAGTCATTAAGCCAATTAAGATTCCAAAGAATCCAACAGTCACAAATGAAGCAAGAATAGCGGGAGTATGCGAACCAGTTTTAACCTGCATTTCCCTTGCGGAACTTCTATCAGCTTGGTTGAGTTGTTCAAGCTCAATTCCCAACTCTGCCATCTTAATCTTAAGTTGAGCATCTGCCGCCTGAAGGGACGCCATCTGTTCTGGAGTTAGTTGTCCTCCAGTTAATGCCTTTTTAATTTTATCTTGCGTTGGCTCACTGATGTTTAGGGCAGTTGCTATTGCGGTCATTGCGGCTCCACCAAGCGGGCCTCCCATCAATTGACCAATTGTCGGCAGTATAGATTTAATCCAGTCCATTATCGTGCAAGTGCGTATTTAAATGCGGTTTCAGCAAAAGCTGCATAAACGTATTTTGATGCATTGGTATTTAATCCAGCACCAACAACCCTAATTTTAAATCCATTTGATAGTATATCCACAAGCAAGGTAGCCCCGCCTTCAATGGCAGGAAGGTTTGGGAAAAGATGACTGTTAGATACGTTATTTGGATTTCTTGATGTATCTATAATTGACCAACTTTCTGCCGCTGTGGTTATACCTTTAATTAAGATAAATTTTGGCCTAAATCCGCAATATACAAATGGGCCGTCAACTAAACCATTTCCAGTATAACTGTCAATTTTACTAAATCCTTCAATTTCAGTAAAACAGTAAGCAATTATAGAGTTTCCTGCTCCATTAGTTCCTCCAAAAGTGCCAACATTAAACACAGATGAATCTGGAGCAGTACTATTAAATACCGTTGCGTTAGAGGTCTGAATTGCAGATGAATTTAAAAATAAATAATACGCAGCAGATGTCAATTGTGAGTGATATACACTCCAGTCTTGAGTAACTGATCTATTTTTAAAGATAATTAATTCAGGAGCAGATCCCAATCCATGACCAATGGTGGTATTTGATCCAATTCCAGTGTAACCTACAATCGAAAATCCATTAGTTTTATTTGCATTAACTTGAGATGTAATTGAACCATCAGTATTTGATACTGCTGCTCCATTGGCTTTCCATTGCCAAGCAACATATGTTGCTGCTAAATTATTAACCTTTCCTAATGCTCCAACCGTAAATCCAGTTTCATTAAATGAAGTTAAACCTGCTGCTAAATTTACTTCCTGAGAAGAAAGATTTGAGGCTATATCACGCCCAGTTCCGCGAACTGAATCATATAAAGCATGATCAGTTGCTGCACTGCGTGCTTTAATCCACACAAGATCGGGCTGAAATGAGGAATTACTCACGGAAAGAGATACTCCTGTTCCAGTATATAATGTTGCCGCCATTCCATTAGACGGCATTAAAACAGAAGAAGTAGAAAGATTACATGTATTTAATGCAAGGCAATTATTTGGAATTGAATATGTAAATGGATGTTGTCCAAAATTAAAACTTCCACTTGTAGCTTGTCCAAAACCCGCAGGACAAAACGGAACTCCAATTGGAATGTCTTGCGCAAGTTGTGCGTATGCTTCGCCATTTTTATACAAATCTAACACGCCAAGATCAGCATCATATAAAAGTCCAAAAGTTGGACTATCATACCATCCAAAATCTAAATATTGACTTAATGCGCCATTACTAACAGACCATCCATCATAGGTGTAACCATACACTCCAGCATTAGCCCATGACAACTTAGGCTGTTGCGTTGCAAGGCATATTCCAAACAATGCTACTGCATTTACAGTTGTAGAGGTAATTTCCCAATAATAACGCCCACTTGTCACTGCAAATGTGCTTCTGAGATTTGCCCAAACACCAGTTGTTCCAATAGTAAAAACTGTTCCCTTAGAGGTAAGCGTTG